CCCAACCGACCGAATATTTCTTGAAGCTCAGGTCGATGTACTTCTTGTTTGGATCGTTCTGGTTGTCGTTCTCGAGGATGTAGCGCAGCATCGCTCCGAACAGATCACCATCGGTTCCAGCGCGCGGCGCAAGCCACACGTCGGCCTTGGCCGCCGTGTTGCTGAGCGAGGGATCGATCACGACGACCTTGCAGCCGGCCTCGACCTGCGCAGCGACGGTTCCATAGCTCTCATAGGCGATACGGGTGGCGACGAAGGGGTTCCAGCCGTTGTAAATGATCAGCTTGCTGCGATGGGTCCGATCCCATTTGAGGCTGCCATCCGACTGACGGACGAGCTGCGGCCGCATGATGTCGGGCTCGATACGCTTGCCGTTGAGCATCAGCTTCGGGCCGTGCCGGCGCGGCGTGTCGCAGATTGCGCCGTGTTCGGTGCAGTTGGGCGTGCCATAGGCGAAGAACAGACGCCAATAGTGGTCTCGGTCGGTGACGTCACCTGAATCCATGATGACGGATTCGGCGCCGTGCTTCTTCTTGATGTCGCGCAGACGCGTGGCGATGTAGTCGATCGCCTCGTCCCAGGAGGCCCGGCGGAACTTGCCTTCGCCGCGCTGGCCAACGCGGATCATCGGATACTTCAACCGATAGGGCGAATAGATCAGCTGCTGGCCAGCAGCGCCCTTGGCGCAGCAGGTGCCATCGTTGAGCGGTACCGCCTTGTTGCCGTAGATCTTCGCCACTTGGCCGTCCTGGACCCAAATTTCCATGCCGCACTCGGCCGGACACATGACGTCGGCGGTGTAGCGGATGGTGTACTTGCCGGCTTCGGCTTGGATCGCCTGCGCCTCGGACGGCGACAGTACCTTCAGGGACATGAGGCCGGTCTGTTCCAGCGCGCCCACACCCAACAGGCTGGCGGTGGATTTCAGGAAGGTCCTCTTGGAGATGTGCATGTTCATGGATCTGACTCCGAAATCGTTCGCTGGCTACTGTTACGCGGGGTTCACGGTGGCATTGGCCGCCTTGAACACGTCCTGGTCGGACGCGATGTAGTAGACGCGAGGCGAGGTCCCATATTCTTCGTGCAGGACTTTCACCTTTTCGGACTTGATGAGCTTGGCGATCCGGCTTTCGGGGTCGTTGACGTCGCCGAACACGATTGCCTGGCCGAAGCAGTTGCGGACGCAGGCGGGCTCTTCCAAGCCCGCTTCGAGGCGTGTCAGGCAGAAGTCGCATTTGTCGACGACGCGCAGGTCCTTGACCGGCTTGTTCTTGAGTGCCGGGACCTTGGCGTAGAACGGCTTCGGGTCGTTCTTGACCGGAATGCTTTCATGCAGATAGCGGGCGCCGTACGGACAGCCGGCGATGCACTGGCCGCAACCGATGCACAGGTCACGATTGACGGCGACAATGCCGTCCTCGCGCTTGGTGGTCGCACCGGGAACCGGGCAAACCATCACACAGGGTGCAGTGTCGCATTGATTGCAGACGAGCGGCAGGAAGTGACGCTTTGCGTTCGGGAAGTCACCGACATCGGCAATGGATACCCGTGATCGGAAGGTCCCGACCGGGACACCGTTTTCCATTTTGCAGCTGACTTGGCACGACGTGCAGCCGACGCAGCGGCGCAGGTCGATGAGCATCGCGTACTTTTTCGCCATTGGCTCCCCCGTTCGTCTGTGCCGCGCGACTACGGGGGGCGTCGCCGACCAGCGGCTGAAATTACAAGCGACGAAGATGAACTCATGGGTCTAGCAAACTAACAATGCGGTACGTCAAAATCGTTCCAAAGTGAGGCTCGGCCAAATGCTCCCGTTGAATTTAAGGCATCAAAACACCTCACGTTCGTTGCGCCGTGGCAGAGGGAATCCAACCCGAGGAGTTGAGACTGGTGATGCTGCTGGCCATTCCTACTCTCGGCTTGCCTACCGCGGTCAGAACTCTGACCTGGATTGATGATATTTTGGGTTTCGAATAGCAGCAGGCGGACGACTGCGTCGGGTTGTTTGTGTCGGAAACGACCATCTTGCTGCGTGAGCCCGCGTCTGAAGCTTCCTATGACCGGACAAAGCCTGACGTGCTGGGCAACAAAGCGATTAGCCGACTTCCGCCGTTTAGTGGATCGCGCCATGCTATCCGAGCCCATCCATCATCGCCCCGATCACGCGCCGTGACGGCTTCGCCGACCCCCTTCGCCCATTGAGCCGCCACGCGATCAGACTGAGCGCGAATTGCCAACGCCGATGCGCGGTCGCTCGCGAGATCCCGAAGCGCCAGCAAATCGCTTTCCACGGCGTACGATCCGACCGCGCCCAGACGAGCTTGACGTCGTCGGCCGTGAGCCAGCGCAGCCAGGCGAGCGCCTCCTCCATCCGGCTGATCGCGGTGGGCGACGGTGGCGGCAGCCGCATTGGCTCCAGCTGTTGACCAACGAGGTCGGCGAATTCGACGACCATAGACGGCCAGGTGTTGAAGTAGCCAGGGATGCGCACCGCCGGCAGGCGGCGCATCACGGCGGCGGCTTCGGCGAGACGTTCCTCAACCATCTCGGCGGTCCAGTTATCCACGGCTTGTCTCCTTGCGCTCCGGTGTGTTTCCGTAGAGCTTCTCGCCAAGCTGCCGGACCAACTCCCGCTCGGGCCAGGTCAGTCGCTGGTCATCGATTGAGACGGCGAGCACGCCCTGCTCTCGCCAGCCCTCGCGCTTGACCTCCTCTGCCGGACGGCGCCTGCCGCCATAGCCGCGTGGTGCCCACCTCATGGCGTCACCTCCGGCAGCAGGGTGACGTAGCCGATGACGTCGAGGATGCTGTCGCGGTGCCTCGGATCCCGAGCGAGGCGTGCAAGCTTGAGTTCGATCATGCACAGGACGACCTGTGTCGGCGTCACTGTGTGGCCCAGCGTTAGCGACCAGCGCGCGGCGATCGCCGCCATGGACATCGCAGCGTGGCCATAGGCCATGCTTCGCTCGTCCATGATCGCGGCCGCGTCCCGGAGAATCTGATCGGAGGTCATGCGCTGACCTCCGCTGCGGTTTCTCCCGCTTGGCTTGCGGCGGCCATCAGGTCGACGACGGCGCCGATGATCGAGGCGGGTTCGGCGTTGCCGAGCCGGCCCATGCTGGCCGCAAGATCACGGGGATCGACACCGTGCTGAATGAGGCAGGACATCACCACACAGCCGTCGGCGAGAAGCGCGTCGAGGCTCGATCCCGTCCGCATCCCGTGAGTGAACACCTCTCCGGGGCGTCCGTCGGGATAGAACCCGATCGTCACGGCAAAGCGCGTGCCGCCATGCTCGACGCTCACAGTCTCGGCGGCACGGCGGTCGGGCAGTCTGACCCGGGTCATCGCACGCCCCCCTGGGTCTCGATCGCCCACAGCAGGATCGCGATCGCGTCGGCCTCGTTGTCGTCGGCGGGATTGAACCCGCGGCTGCGGACCGCGGCGATCACGGCCGCTTTGTCGGCATTGCCCTTGCCGGCGATGAAGCGCTTGATCGTGCCGACGGGGACTCCCTGGTAGGCGATGCCGTGGTGTTCACACCAGATGGACAGGACAGCAAGCCATCCCCCATAAGCATGTGCGGCGTCGACCCCCGCATGCCTGCGCACCTGTTCGTAAGCGACCAGATCGAACCCACCAGAGACATTCTTGATCTCTGTCAGCCACTGCTTGAAGCGAAGGAAACGCATCCCCCCGCCCTGCCACCGATCGATCTTGAACTTGGCCGTGCCGCTGGTAATTGACCCGTCGCCGGCGCGGATGGCCCAGCCTGTCAGCTGGCCAAAATCCAATGCCAGGCACTTCATTGGAGATGGCCCCAGTTGTGGCCCGCCAGGATCCTGAACACCGATCGCTTGTGCAGGCCAAAGCCATCGGCGATCACGGACCGTGGGATTCCGATCGTCTTCATGCGACGGATCGACTTGACGTCGACATCATCGAGGCGGGACATGGGATTGCGAGCACCGAGCAGTGCGGTGCCGTGCTCTCGGCAATCGCGAAGGTTTTCGCTCTGGGTCGCCCAGCGTAGGTTGCTGGCGTGGTTGTTGGTCCGACTGCCGTCGTTGTGCGCCACCCGATGGCCCGCGGACGGCTGAGGACCGTGGAACGCCATCGCCACGAGACGATGAACGTCGATCCGGACTTGGACGCATTTTTGCGACAAGCAGACCGAGAAGTAGCCCGTCTTCCGGTTGCGCAACTGTCGCAAGATTCTCCCGACGTGTGCCCCACACGCAGATCCCACGCGGCGCACTTCGCCGGCGTCGGAGACTTGGTACTCAGGCCAGCCGGGAATACTGCGCCATTCGGCGCAGGTGTCGGAACCGACACCGGGCAAAACGATCGCTGCGGCCGGCTTGGCCGGCGACAGCGCGAAATCGAGATTGCTGTTCATCACGAAGGCTCACGGAGCGTGGGCCTTCGGCTTTGGTCGGGGACGAAATTACGGCTGGCGAGTCTCCACGATCAAGCAAAAAGGAATGGGCACGGTACGAAATCGACGGATCGGGCCATGAGTCGGCGAGTCCGGTGTCCGGAAGATTTCTATCGGCGTGTCACCAACCCCCCTCAAAGGTTGGTGACACCGCTTTGTGTAGATATTTCAATTGGCTACATCGATGTGTCACCAACCTCGGTGTCACCAACGGGGTCCAAACATATTCGTATAGGAAATGTATGAGTCCGGCACGGACATCCTTTTCCCCGCGTAATGTATGAAAAGGTTGGTGACGTTGGTGACGTTGGTGACACCGTTGATCTGTCAGCACTTTTCGTGTCACCAACCTCTGTTGGAGGTTGGTGACACCGTCGAGGTTGGTGACACATCTGGCAAAAAAAAGAGCGCCTGAAGGCGCCTAGTCTAAATAATGGAACTGTGTTTCAACGACGGTATCGCCACTCGCGTGGGGCGTCGCGCCCGCTTCCGATCCGACCTTGGTAGCGCTGCCAGCCTCGGGTCTTGAGATACGCCGTCACCCGCATCTGGTCGGCTCGACCCCACCGCCCGATTTCGATACCCAGCGCGCCTTCAAGGATCTCGCCCACCGACACGTCGACCAGCGGGTTCGATCGCTCGGCCTCCTCGTCATGCCAGTCGTCGTAGTTGGCATAGCCATGGTTCACGCGGCGTCGCTCGAACACCAGCCAACGATCGATGCGGGCGTCCCAAGCGTCGGACTGGTAGCGCGCGTCCTGCTCGACACTGGCGGCGGTCATCAGAGCCGGATCATCAATCCACCAGATGGCACCGGCATTGAAACGGGCGACGGCTTCGGCCCATAGCTGGTCGCGGTCGCGGCGAAGAGCATCGAGATCGATCGTGCCGCAGCGTACCGGCCAGAAGCGGCGGTTGCCGGTCTCATCGCGCAGATAGGTCTCCGGATTGACGCTGCCGGCGAACACGCACTGGCGCGGCACCTCGACGACATAGCGTTCGTAGGGTGGCCGGTAGCGATCGGTCGTACGAGTCAAAAATGCCTTGATCCGAGACACTTCAGCTCGGCTGATGGCATCGAGTTCGGCGATCTCGATAATCCAGATGCCGCGCATCTGCTGGGCGGCGTCCTTGCTGCCGATTTCGGCCAGTTCGTCGGTGAACCACTCCGCGCCGGCAAGCAGTTTGATGGCGCTCGACTTCTTTGTCCCCTGCGGCCCTTCCAGGATCAGCATGTGGTCGGCTTTGACGCCGGGCCGCATGATGCGGGCAACGGCCGAGATTGCCCAGAGCGCGCCGAAGGCGCGGTTGAGTGTCGTGTCAGCCGCGCCCAGATAAGTCAAAGTCCAGGCCTCGAGACGCGGAACCCCATCCCAGGCCAAGCCATTCAGATAATCGCGGACCGGATGGATCCGGATGTCACGCGCAACCGCTGCGACGCTGCGGCTGACAATGGGAGGGGCGACATTGATCTCACGGTGTTGCAGCCATTCGGCGCAACGCACATCGTCCGCATCGCTCCATGGACGCGGCAGGACACTGTGCTGGTCCCATGGCAGGGCTCGCGCGACCAGAATCTCCTGGCGGAACTCATCGAACAAGAGCGCGCCGGCGAAGGCCTCGTCGTTGGAGAGTGCAACGATGACGTTCGCTTCATTGCGCTCGGGCGTGCCGACGAGATCAAGACGCAGTTGGTTCGCCCAGCGCGGCCGAACCGGCCGGTGGTGGATGTTGCCGGTCGTGTTCAAGCGCCGACGCAGCTCGCTGATCTGCCTCTCCAGGATCGAAACAGCGATGCCGGTGGCGGTCTTTATCGCTGCCAATACCTGGCGCTCGGGCAGGGGTTCCAGCCGGGCCAAGACGAGTTGCCCGAGCAGACTGCCGAGAACCGTAAGATCAGGTGGGTTGCTCAGGGTGCGGGCGGCCGCTTCGAACTCTGAAGCAGTGCTCAGGACGGCCGGCGTGCTGACAGGCGCTGGCCCCGCCCCCTGGTAGTCGGCGGCCGTCGCGCCATGACGCAAATCATCGGCGAAGTCGTCGCCATGCAGCGGCGTGACAATCTCATTGGCGATGCCGGCGATATTGAGCCGGTCGGCCAGGGCGGCGGCGCCCTGTATGCCCGCTTCGCCGGCATCGGCGAAGATAGTGACGCGGTTGATGCCGTCCGGCCATTGCCAACGTCGCAGTCCGTCGGCGGACAGCGCGGCCCATGCCGGCAAGCCGAAGATCATCGCCGCGGCCAGCGCCGTCTCGATACCCTCGGCGATCCCGAGATGGCGGTCTTCGCCTACGGGCAAGAGCCGAACCGAGCCGCCCGCAACGGTGCCGAGCATCTTCTTGCCCGGCGGGGCTTTGCCTGACCCGTCGTCGAGCAGATAGGTGCGATGGATGCCGCCGGTCGGCTCGCCGGTGCCGTTGCGGATTAGCGCCACCATGCCGGGCCAGCCGCGGCGGGTCTCGAAGTCGGCGAGGTCGGGATTGGAAAGGAGATCTGGGGAGGCCGGATCGCGCAGGAGACGGCCGTGCAGGTAGCGTTCGGCCGCTGAGCCGGCGAGCGGTGCGCAGCCGGCGAGGATGCGGGTAATCTCGTGGCTGTGGTCGGCCTTTGCCGAAACCGTAGACCGTGGCGGAGCCGGGCCGTCCAGACGCGCCCGCCGGGCCGCTTCCTCAAACAAGGCGGCACGAGTGAGACCCGTCGAATGATGAATCAGGTCGATCGGACCGGCGCATTCGCCGGTCGCGTGATCGTAGCCCCAGCCGGCGCGCGGGCCGCGTAAATGAATGACGCAGGAGCCCTCATTGCGCGGCGGCCGGCCGGACAGATCGGCACAGCGCAGAGATTTGCGGTCGGCGGACAGGCGCGCCTGCGGAAACAGCGACGGCAGCCAGTCTGGCGCGGTGGCGGCAAGTCGCTCGCGCACTTCGTCGAGGTCGTACCGAACCGGTGGTTGCCAGACGTCGTTGAGATCGATCATGCATGATCCCTCAACCAAGGATCACAAGCCCGCGTTCGGCGCGAGTAATGACGGTGTAGAGCCAACGACGGCGATCGAGTTCCGAGCGGCCGAGGCCGTCGTCCCACACGATCACGTTTTCCCATTGTGAGCCCTGCGACTTGTGCCCTGTAATCGCCCAGCCGAATGTCGCCTCGGTCAATAGCCTCTTCTCTTTCCAGTCGCGGTCATGACGATGCTTGTCGAATGCGATGTGGTCCTCGAAGTGACCCTTGTAGATACGCAGACGCCCGGGTTTGCCGTCAGGGCTGGGAGTACCGATCTGGTTGCCCTCCTCATCGGTGACTGTGGCTGAAAAGTAGAGGCTGCCCTCGTCGACGATGTCGTCCAGGGTGACGAACATGCCGTTGATCAGACCAAGATCGTTCTGGTTCTTCAGGCAGATGATTTTCTCGCCATTACCGGTCGGCAGCCACCCATCATCATATCCAGCGGCTCGGCGCATGGCGTTGTTGAGCTGCATCCTCGTCGCGTTCATGCCGCAGATGACCTGACCGCCGCGTAGCGCCTGTTCCGGCGTCACTTCCTGCTTGCGCATTTTCCACACAAAGGTGTCGTACTGGCCAAAACCGATCGGCTCGCCCTGCCGCGCCATGGTGGCGAGCCGTATGATGGCGCTCTCGCGCGCCTGCCGGTGGATCTCGGTCAGCATGATATCCGGCGCGTCCTTGGTGAACGCCCCATCGCCCTTGATCGGCGGGAGCTGGCCGGGATCGCCGAGGACCAGAATCGGCTTACCGAAGCTCATCAGGTCGCGGGCCATCTCTTCGCCAACCATCGACACCTCGTCGAGCACAATCAGCCGGGCGTGTGCCGCGTCGCTTTGCGGATTGAGCGCAAAGCGTGGCTTCTTCATCGCCGACAGTGCCTGCCGCATAGCCTCGATCGCAGCCTCCGCGGCGGTGCGCTCAAATCCTGCGAGCCGACGAGCCGCCTTCTCGGCTTCTTCAATCTTCCCGGCCGCCGCCGCGACTTCCTCCTCGGTCGCCTCAATGACGCTGTAAATCAGACTGTGAATGGTCCGGGCCGGGGTGCCTTTCCGGCGCAGCACCAGCGCCGCCTTTCCGGTGAAGGTGGCGGTGACGACGCCAGGCACGCACTCGCCGCCGTCACGGTTGCTCTTATGCGATTCGAGCCCGAGTTCATTGAGTACATAGCGCAGGATGGTGCTCTTGCCGCATCCGGCATAACCGAAGATTCGTGCCACCTGCTTCTGGCATGTCTCGTTCTTGAACCAATGAATAATGCGCTTGACGCCAGCCCATTGCTGGTCGGTGAGCGTGATATCGGTCATGCCGAACTCCTTTCGACATGCGTCCACGTCCGACCCTTGGCAATGCTGTAAATAGTCTCCTTTCTCACTCCAAACATCCGCGCGATGCATGCTCCGCATAGACCGAGTTCGAGGTGCCGCCTGATGTTGATCACGTCAGCTTCCGATAGCACCGCAGAGGAGTTAGCTTCGCCAGGCTGCGCACCGCGCTGGCTCACCTCGTGAGTTCGCCCGCGATTGAGCTTCGCGTCACGCGCGTTCTGATGACGGTCTCCCCAATACAAGTTCGAAGGGTAATTGTAGGTCGGATTATCATCATGGTGCAGAACCATCGCGCCTTCGAACGGCGGAGGACCGACGAAAGCAATAGCCACGAGTCGGTGCACGAACTGCTTTCTTGCGCGACGAGCCTCGTCGGTAAGCATGACAAAGAGGTGTCCGCTGTAAGCTTGTCCAGGGCAGAGGATGTGCCCGGCGACCCAGCGGCCCTTTGTATAACGCCGACGCACGCGACCGCGGTCACTCACCTCGTAGGCAGGAAATCCAGAGATGGATTGCCATTCCTCATCATCGGGCTTTATAGGCGCAGCCGGCGCGAGCGATTCTGTCATCGCGCCCTCCAACAGCGGTCCTGCCAGGGGCATGGCGGATACCAATCGCCGCCGGTTCTGCCACCGCGACAAATGGCCGAACTTCTGTCGCTGGCGGCGCGCGGCAGCAGTTCCTGTGCATCGCTGGCCTGCACCACTTGCACCGCCTTATCGCTCATCGACTGCGCGAGGGCCGCATCGAACGGCACGAGCTCCGCGTGCAGTTCCCAGGTGTCGCGGTTGAGCGCGGTGAACAGCGCCGGATTCTGCAGATCAAGATAGGCTTGGTAGAGCGCGATCTGCGCGGCGTAGATCGGCTTTGAAAGCACAACGCCTTTCTTGACGACTTCCTTCCAGGACGCGGCCCCAAGCGCCTTGGTTTCCCACAGCGCGGGGAATTCCATGTCGAGCGCGCCGCCGAGCAGGCAGCCGTCGATGTGGCCCTTAAAGCGACCGTCGAGCGCCGAGAAACCGAACTGGCGGCCATCCGATCGCTGCGTGCGAAGGTTAAATCCCGCGCCGCGCAGCCACGCCGCCACAATGTCCTCGCCACGATGGCCGGCCTCGAAGATGCGCAGCGTTTTCGGCTCGAACTCACCGCCCTGATCTTTCAGGGCGGCGAGGTAATCGAATTGGATTTGCCGCAGGCACTCGCGCCCAAGCCCGGACGTGCTGACATAATGTCGCGGCGCCTGAGCGCGGTTGCGCGCGACCAGCACGCCATCGATTGCCGCGTTGATAGCAATCGCGATACCGGGTGCTCGGCTCGGGCCCTCGTATTGGCAGCCGGATTGATGGTTGAGGTCGATCAGATGCTGCATTCGCCGCGCTCCCAAAAGCCGCCGGCCAGCGCGATACAACGCAGTTTGTGTTCCTGCGCTGATGTCAGCATGATGCGATCGCCATAAAGGCTCATTCTCTCGCGCAGGCTCGCGCAGAACTCGATCTCGAAATCCGTCTCGGCGTTGGCCTCAGCCGCTTTGAGCAATGCCTGCAGATCCGGGCCGTCGTGGTTCAGGTCGATGGTCATGGCACCCTCCTAAAATGGAATCGGGTCGTCGAACGCGGTGCCGGTTCGCTCGGGCGTGGAAGCCTGGCGCTGCATGCTCTCGACGTAACCGGTCACCGCCGCCTCGATCAGACGGTCGATCTCCGCAGCGGTGCGGTGGTAGAAGTGGTCCATCAGGCCGAGTTCGTTCAGCGTCTCGGCAAAAGGGAGGCGGGCATCCTTCATTGCCTGCGTCTCCCGCGCGGTCTTATCGATCATCCCTCGGTTCCTCTTGGCGATTTCGGCTCCGGCCGCGAGGCAGCGCGTCGAGCAGAAAGCGAAGGTCGGATATCGGTCCGGACGCAGCAGATGGGTGTAGTAGAAGCCGCGGTTCGCTCGGGTGCAGATGGCGCAAACTCTCATGCCAACAGTATCGAGAGCTTCCGCGACCCGGGCTCGTCGGGCTTTTCCGCCACCCGCCGTGACGACAACACGATGAAGCTGCTGATCGCGTTCTGCGCCATGGCCTCGAGCTCCGGCATGGTCAAACAACGGATGGGCTGGTTGAGCCTTCCTCGTCCTTCGAGCCATTCGCCAATCGCCTTCGCGGCTTCACGCGTGACATGGGCCTGCCACTCGTCGTCCGTCATGTGTTGAGCCAGGCCGGACCGGGCGCGGGAGCACCCTGAGGTGGGTTGGTCGCAGCCTCGTTGGCCCATGGCACGCCGGTTGGCGCCGGCGGCGAGTTAGGCGCGCCCCAAGCGGGGGCCTGCTGCGCGGCGGCGGCCGGCGTCTTGCGAGGCTTGGCATTGACCGGTTCGGGTTGCACGTTCTCGCCACGCATGACGGATGCATATTGCGGCTCGCTTGGTAGAACCACGTTGGCGAGTTTGTTGGCGTCCTTGTATTGCGGGTCCGACGTCGGCTCGACCATGATACGGGCGACAAACACGATGCCGTCGAGTTGTTTGAGGCCCTGGATCACGCGCTTCTGCTTGGCGGCCGGGCTTTCATCGCGGGGATCGAGACCGAGCGCACTGTCGACCATGGCGCGGAACGCGCTCTTCGAGATATTCCAGCCTTTCGACTGTCCTTTCTCGTCGAGCTTGCCGCCCGCGACCGTAAAGTTTTGCCAGAACTTGCGCCTGGCGTGGACGCCGGCGACCACCGTGAATTCGCAGTCGAGCATTTTGGCGTCGCTCGACTGCGAGGCCTTGAGCAGACCCGCATCCATGGGGGTCGATCCATTCACGCCACCGGGGCGAATTGTCATTTTCACCTTGGCGAAGGTTCCGTCCGGCATCAGCTCGCCCACGGGAGCCATTTGTGGTTGGGCATCATTGAGGTCGTACATATCCGTCTCCTTTGCTGAGATTTCGATCAGGCCGCGTAAACTTGGCGGCCGGCTGCATTATTGATCTTGGCGAGCAGCACACCGAGATCCGGTGCTTCGGTGATGTCGAGCCGACCGCTGCGATCCTTGGCCGGCAGGCCGAAAGGATTGCCGGCGCGGCAGACCAACCGGCGTTCGCTGGCTCTCTCGTCGAGCACGTAACCGCCCTCGGCATCGCGGGAGAACAAGTGAAGCGAGATCACCTGATCGACGATGCCGGGTAATTCGCGGCCCGCCTTGGAGCCCTCCATCTGCGGCTGCCAGATCGTGACGTTGAGCTCATCGGTGATTTTTTCCAGCACACCGACGAAGATCACGGTCTTGCCGACTGCATGCTGCAGGTGCTTGAGCGCCTGGATGACCTCCCGCCCGAGCAGGCCGTAGGCGCCACGCACGTCGGGTTTTCCGGTGCGCTCGGAAATCGCTTCGGGTTGTTGGCGGGCATAGACCATCACCTGGCGAGTGAGATCCGTAATGCTGTCGACGAAGATGATCGACTTCGATCCCAAGAATTCCTCGATGCCGCTGCCGGCATAAACGTTGCGGGCGTGCTGGTGATGCTGCGCGCTGTACCAGGCGTTGGAATCGGCGGCGGGATCCGGCCCGCCAATGAGAACCGCAAGGTCGCGGAAGTCGACGAAGCTGCGTATCGGAATGCTGGTGCCGGGCCAATCCTGCACCGACTTCATGCCGGCCTCGAGATCGAGGCAGACGGTCTGATCAGGCGGTAACGTTTTTAGCAGCGACGTTTTTCCAGCACCGGGTGGGCCGAAGATGGCGAGTGAAGTCTTGTTGTACGCCGCCGACAATCGTTCGTCGGCAGTCACGATGCGGATCGCCATTGCGGCCTCCTTTGCATGTCGGGGTTGTCAGCCGAAGGTTTGAGGTGCGGTCGGGTCGGATGACGGCGGGACGTTGACCGGGCGCCGAAGGGTTGCCTGCCCGTCCTTGCGGAGTGGGCCGCCCCGCCGCTGTTTCAGCGATCTGGTTTGAGCGTCAGTAGGAAGGTTGCTTTGCCGGCCCTGACCGTGCGGGCCGGCGCGAAGGCAGCGCGGATGCGCTCTGGCCAAGCGGTGAATTTGCGCTCGGGAACCTTGTAGGCGAGGTCGATGTATTCGGCCGGGTCATCGCCAGCGGCGCGGATACGCTCGACCACGTTCGCGAGCGTTTTCTGATCCCAATCGACGCGCTTGGGCAGTTCGGCGATGACGGTGACGTTGCCATCATCGAAGCGGACCGTGCCGGTGTCCTTGCTCTCGGCTCGGCGGACCGCTTGCGCCCGATCGGTGTAGCGCAGCGCGATCGCGGCGGCGATCCATTCGGCAGTGGTCTTTGCGGCCGCCAATGCGGCTTCGGCATCTTCTTGCAAGAGAACCAGATGGTCTGCCGGCAGCGCAGCGATCTCGCCGATCGGCATGGTTCGGGCATCGACGAGACGCAGGCGATTGCTGTGAGTGATCGTCATTGCGCAACCTCCGTCATGAGTAAAGCCAATTTTGCCGACATCTTCTTCGACCGGACGCGGGCGACGGCGAGGTAACTGAACCGACCGGACCCGATCCGGCGCTGCAGCGGGTGCACCAAATCGCGGTCGACGAGTTGCATAACCATGCGCGCCAGCCCCTCGAGTCTCAGGCGCTCTTGTTCACTCAGCCTGGACGAGCAGCGCAAACGATCGAGGGAGACAAAGCCACGGTGATATTCGAGGACATCGCCGGCTTGTGCTTGGGTGAGCCAGGCAAGAAGATCGACCTGGATCATTGGCCGAGGCGCGCTGTCGAAGGAGACGAAGCTCATTGCGCACCTGCGTCGACTTGACAGGCTGATATCGAAGGACTGCACCAGCGCGCCGCCTCGAAGGCTTCAATGTCTTTGACGCGATAGAGGATCCGACCACCGAGCCTCAGATATGCCGGCCCCTGAGCTTCATGCCGCCAACGCTCAAGCGTGCGGTGGCTCATGCCCCAGCGTCGGGCAAGATGTTTCTCGCTGAGATATTCGAACCGTTCCATCGACCCGCTCACGCTCCCGATCTCGAATGCGAGGACAATCGGTCATCGAGGGGTGGGATGTCGTCGGGACGGGCTATGGGACAGGGGGTGGGAAAGGGGTGGGATAGAGGGGGACAAGGGGTGGGACAGAGGGGGACGACGTGTTCACCCTCCTATCGCAGACAACCGGGGTTGCGGCGTCGAGCGCGATTTGAACATGCGATAAAACCGAACCTTCCGGCGTTCTGGCGCAAGGAACTCAATGTTGAGCCGATAACGTCCCTTGCCATCGGCGATCACAAGCTGCCGCCATATGGCCTTGCGTTTGAACAGATCGATCAGCCGCATGGTTGCCGCATCGGCCTCTTCGAGCAGCCGCTTGCCGTCGAGCCAAGGATTTTCGGTATCGCTTGCGGCTTTCAACAGCCGAAGGACAGTTGCCTGTTTTGGACCGAAATCGTGCCATTCATTGGCGACACGAACTCTGCCAAAATCCTCGCTATGCCAAACGTCACTCGGTGCGGATTTGCCGGGCTCGATCGCCAACGCATGCGCGCGTTCGAAGCGGTCGCGCTCTTCGCGGGTGAGGATCAGGTCCTCCCGACGCACGATCACCGCCGGCGCCCCTGATTTCAGATAAATGTATTGGTTCGGTCGCTCGGTCCGGAACGCACGAACCTCCGCTTGTCCGACGCGGAAGATCTCCAACAGGCTCGCCCGCTGCAGCGGCTGGGGGCCGTTTACAAACAGCATGCCTTGCGGCGAGCGGACATTATTGTCGCCGAGCTCCCAGCCGTTCGTCTCCGCCGGCATATCGACCACGAACACCGAAAGCTGCAGCACCTCGTCGAGCGCATAGTCCTCGATGTCGCTCAACGGCATGTTCCAGCGCTTGGCCACATCGGCGATCCGATACCAACGCTTCTGCGGCAATGGCATGTCGCTTTCTCCTTTTCGCTT